AGCTTTTGTCATTACAGCCATAACAGTAGAAGGAATATCGTCCATCGCGTTAGGGTCATCCGCCAATATACGGTTGAACGCTGCATTCGCGGCAGGACCAAGTTTAGGCATAATGCTTCTAATGAAATTAGCGTTAATCTCTTTTATCCGTTCCTTGTCATTTTCAGAACGTGCGCTTGTAATCCATTTAAGCGTTGGATTAATCAGCTTGATCTTGCCCTTGAATGTTTTCTCATGGTCAACAATGCTTTGGAGATGGATCGCAATGGATTTGCCTTCACCGCCCTCTCCTTCAAACTTAGCAATCATTCCATTCCAAGCAGTCTCAGAAGCCTTCTCATCAAGCTTCTCATTTATCACTCTTCGGACCTCTGCCGCCCTTGCTCGGCCTATACCCTCTGCACTACGCATACCGCCAAGAACACTATTCATTAGATTCAAATTAAGAATTGGAAAGCGATCACTCATAGGAAGTTGGGAAACCGCTTCTTTCTCTGCTGGTGTCGCTAGTCCAAGCGCTTGTTTTATTAATATACCAGCAGTCATTTTAAGGTAGTTTTGCTCGTTAGCATTCCTTACGGCACTGGTCGAAGCAGCTATAGCCTTCAGACCAGTAACAACATTTTTTCGTTCTGCCTCAGTTAAGCCATGCAGTCCTTTATTCCCATCCCAAAACTCACCTTTTTGATTAATAACGCTATCAATCGCTTGTGCCTTCCCGATCTCATTTAAAGAAGAAAATACCTTACTGGCTTTCTTTGCGCTGATCCGCCGATTTAAAGTTTCAATCTTCATCTCAACTAATTCTAAATTACCACCATTAAACCTTCCGCTCTCACGAATATTGTTGATCGCAATGGAATACAGATCCGCAAACTCTTTATTATTCAAAGGATCGTCATAGCTGGCCCTTACAGCATTAAGAACATCATTCGTTGATAGAGTAATGGCTTGGTCGGTAGCGGTTTTCGCAGCAGCATAAGCAGTTCGAGAAACGAAATCGCCAATCTTACCGCCATACTGATTACGTTGCTGATCAGCATAGAGAGTAACGGCATTGCGTACTCTTGGGTCGACACCCTCCAAAACAGTCTGGATATAAGCATCACTTGAAGCATAGAAACCGGCCTGATTGTCGATATTGTCAGCAGCAAATTGGTGCAGCGTAGAAGCAATATCTGTTTGGAGCTTGCTCTGGTACTTACTCAGAATAGCATCCCGATAAACTTGATCGTAAATACTAAAATTGCCGCCAGTATCTTCTGGCAAAACGATATTACCTGTCTCCGGATCACGCGATAACTCAGCAGATTGACCAGCAATATTACCGGCTATCTTAGCTTCATTCGCGCCCTCGGTTCTAGCAATATCGCTCATCGTATCAAAGACTTTAACCGCACCAAGAAGCCCCTCTGATACTGCATTAGCACCACGAACAATACCGGCTGTACTGGATAAGCCAACAGGCCCAACATTTGCTTTAGAGGTAAATCGTTTTAAAGCCATCACGTTGTCCTTGTTTTAGGTATATGGATCTTGCCAGCTTCATATCCGCCTTTGAGCAAGGTGGCAGTAGGAGCCAGCCAAGCCATTCGCCCCGCCTGTCTAAACGATCCAGCCTCAAACAAAGAACTCTCCATAGATTGCTGGTGACGCTCTGCATTAATCCTACCCATTAGCTGTATTTTACCAATATCCCGATCTAATGTACTCGCATTGGCATCGCCTAACGCAGCATAACTCGCGCTTGTAAAGGGGTCATAATTAACGCTGGCATTATTTGTTGCTTCTAAAGCAGCAAATTCTAAACGCCTATCAGTCTCTTGCTCCATAGCTTGAAGCTTCGCAAGATCAGAATTGGTCTTATGCTGCTTGGCTTCAATGTTAGCTCTTGCCTCACCAGCAGCAGCTTGTTGCTTACCAGAAATATATTGTGCGCCAGCAGATAGAACCGACGATGCAACGAGTATCAGTTCCCAACTCATACCATAACCTCTTTCCAAATGCTCAACACCGTACAAGCAAGCGGAGCCGTTTGCGTAATAGTAATCTGTCCTGTCTTAGTCCAGCCCAAGGGGTGAAACTCGTAGAGATCAGATACCGGCGTGGGATCAGTCTCAAGATCATCGTCAACTTGCCTGATAAGAAACTTAGTACCATCAACTGACCAATTCACACTCTCATAAACACGGATCACAACAGAGCCTACACGCTTCTTCAAGCCGTGGGTACTGCCTGTGGGTCCAGCAACCACTACCGGCAAATCTTTCAGCGTCCGGGTGAAATCAAGACCAGCAAACGGAGCCGTAGCTGTCTCCGTGAGAACAACCTGACCAGAGCCATTAACCGTGAAATTTCCGTGGAATAGATTGCCATCAACTACAGATGCAGTTTCCGCCACCAAGTGAGATAGCCCGTTCCAAGTCGTCCCGCTTACGATAGCCAGATTCGCAGAGCAATCGGTTGTCCGATCAAAGTTAAACTTCTCAAGATAGTAAACATCGGAGCTATTGATATTCCGCTTCACGCCTACGAATATCTCCCCGTTCAACTCAGTAACGGTTTCAAATGTTCCGTCAGTATCCCAAGGTATCCAGGCCGCTATCTTCTCAGCACGAACCGAATGGTAAATAGAGATTGTACCATCAGCATTGACCAGCGTGGCCCACTGTTCCGGGCCAGAAGTATTACCAAAGAACACCGATATTTGCTGAACATCATTGATCATCTCGTTTGAAACAAGACTTACAGGATCAGCCGTATAAGAATTTTGGAGATCATTCCAGAGCAATTCCCTTACCACCTTGCCTGTGTCTTGCACAAAGAGGACTGCACCATCATAGCGGCGTGGCGTAACGTCACATGTGCCATACGGAACAGAGAAGTTAGGGTCATAGTTGGCCGGGGTAATCGGCTGCGTAGAACTCTCACGCAAATACAATACGGCGCTATCAGTGAAGATCAGTAAGTGACGGTTAGAAACCAAGTGCTGAATATTGTTGACCTCATCAAGACCAAGGCTTCCCTGTATGCTCTCGTCGTCTGAGCCAGTTCCTACGTCGAAGTTGAAGAAGGCGTTGGACTGCGAAGAGAACACGAAGTTCGGCAAGTCTCTTGAGCCTCCAAACCACAAACGGCGGGGGTGGAAGGCGACTGAACGGGCATACCCATTCTTCGCTGAAAATACATTCTCATCCCAATCCGCATCTGCGGTGGTGCCAGCGAGCGTTTCACGCACTGTGGCGGTAACTTGGGTTGCACTGGTGTAAGCTGTGACATCACATTCCTTTCCGATATACCGAACAATCCCGCCAACATCATCAGCCGTAAAGTGATCGGCAGACGTTGTAAGAGTTATTGATCCGGTTGTCGCACTTGCGGCTAATGTAACGTCACTGTCAGCAAACTTATAGAAGGGCAGATAGCGGGGATACCCGGAGCTATGCGCCTCAAACTCAAAGTCAGCGATGGTAAATGTTGAGGCTCCTGTCCGGAGCAATTTCTGTATCATCCAATCTTCGTGGACGATGATCGTCGTATCACCAGACGTTGTGATCCGCATCTCCCACATGGTCGTGGCATTCCAAGGTTGGGTGGAGAGGGTCTGCAACAAAGAGCCGGTTTCATCGAAGATTTTCAATTCAGCATTGGAAAAGGCAAAGAGATAAAGCTGTGACTTGTTAAACCGAAAACGCTCCATCCTCGTATGCGCGGTGAACACATTCAAGTAATCTGTTCCGGGCCTCCGAGCCATCCCACCCTGCACAAGGGGAGCGTTATTCTGCAAATTCTCTGCGGCATTGGCAAAAATACCAATATCCTCGCGCCCAAGCATTCTTGGATCGACTTCACCGGCGGAAAAGTTTGTTTGGAAAGTTCTCGCCCGTAGAGGCATGGCTACCTCCGATTGGTAATAAAGCGAGTGGTCGTTATCTCATGTGTCGTATCGGATTGGCTATCAACAGATCGCGCCCTACGCAAAGCAAAGTCTGCCAGTGTAGCAAATTCACCAGCCATATCAGGTTTGGCGATCACCGCCATCGCAAACAATGAAGCAAGCTGCATCTGGACCGCATAGCGGAAGTACGGAGGCCAATCCTGCTCAACCGCACGAAAGATGTAATTCATGGTAAGGGTATTAGTATTGTCGTAACCGCAGTAAATCTTATCAGCATAAATCTCATAATCAATATCAGAGCCGTTTACCGTTACACGCCTGACCGTCAGCATATCCGTAGGGATTTGCCATGCGTTAGACCAGATAGCATCCGGGGCTGCGGATAAATGAGAGAGATCGTCTTGCTTAATCGCAAAACGCCAAGGGTGCTGCGAAAGCATATCTTCCACAACACCATCATAAATGTTTTCTGCTACAATTGCGCCTGATGTAGAACCGTCAAACGCTGAAATCGGATCGTCGCCAATCAGAACCAGAGCCATCGAAGCGACTGCAACATCTGTTGTTGCGACTGCCATATTTTACCTCCGAGTGCGGGGGAAGCCGTAGCCCCCCCCTAGTCCCGGCGTGGAACTAATTAGTCAGTATCAGTGACGACAACACTAGTTCCGTCAGATACATCAACGGTGGTTCCATCGTTAGAAAGAACCCACATCAGCGTACCAGCCGTTACCGAAGTCGGCAAAGCTACCGTACCACCAACCGTTTGCTGGATGATGAAATCACCAATACTCAACATATCAACGGCATCACCAGTAAAGTAAGCGGCAGAATTAACGGTCGCAGTTGTGTCCAGCGTCCGGTAGAACCAGACGTTAGCACCGCCACCACTTGAAAGACGGGTCAAACCCGCAGCACTATAAGCCATATCAGCCTCCTTCTATGCGCTATCGTAAACGCGTTCGATGCAGCCTGTATCGTCGATAAGGCCAGCACCATGAGACATCTTCGCCATGACTTGATTGCTGTCATACTCAGCAAGGTAATCAATCCGTTGGGAGTAATCCGTGCCAATTGCATGACCGCAAGAGGAGCGATGGTAGAAGAAGTTTTTGGCATCCGATGAGCCGTCAACCGGCAGATTTTCATGCGGGAACCATTTGAAGCCCAACCAAGTTTTGGCTGTTACGCCCTCAAACCAGAGGTTTTCAGACTGGACGTAATCGGCATTGGAGAACTCGTCGAGATCAAGGAGATCACCCCAAGCTTCCCAACAAACAACGGCATACAACTCACCATCAAACGGGATGGACGAGTTACCGAAATTTTCCATCATGCCAATCGGCGTAGCCGCAGCACTGAAAGTCTCAGCAGTCGTTACGTTGTTACTGTTAGCCGAAGCATCCATAGCAGTAAGGATAATGTCGTCGGTATCCTTACCCATCGCAGACGCAATATTTTTGGCTTGAACGCCACGTTCATCGTGCTGGATTTTCAACTCGTCAAGATCGTCAATCAAGACAGAAGCGTAACGGTCTTGCAACGAGACTTCGACGGGTGCATGGGTGGGATGGGACCGAGGAACCTTACCCTCGCGTGACTTGGTGCCGACATCGGCATTACCGATTACTTGGAACGTGGTACTTTCACCCGTGATACCAGTTTTGGTACGGATGGTATTGCGAAGCTTGGAACCCATTTGCTGATATTCAACATGGGCCTCGCTTTCAAACTGCTTTACAAAAGCATCATCAATATCTGGAAAAGCCATCATAGCCTCCGTTAAGTTAAAAGAAAAACGAAACGGGTATCTTCAAATATCGAGTAGCGGGTATCCCAATGGGGCCGGTTCTATATTTTCAGGCCGCGAACATAAAAAAAATGACCTAAGATTGCTCCTAGGTCAACGCACAAAATGAAGTGCAAGTTTACAGGGAGGTTACTTTAAGGCCGCAAAACCAGCCTCAACTCGTTGAACGAATACCGGATCGCGCTTCTGAACATCACGATACCGTGGGTCTTTCATCATTGTTTCAAGCTCTTGTCTTGATAGTGGACCGTGAGCCTGACCGTCACCAGCGCCTTCCATATCAACGCCGCTTCCGGTTTTATCTATCAACTCTTCCATAGCAAGAATGAACTCACCACTGGTGGCCTGACGTACAATGGCGTTATATGCGCCCTCAGTTAGATTGGATTTAGCCCAGAGATCAACACGCTCGATCCGAGCCTTGCCGTTCTCACCAAGCTTGGCCGCTTCCGCCTTTTGATCAGGCATCATGGCAAGCTCGTTCTTAACATATATGTCAACAACACTGTCATATTGTGTCTGGGACAATCCTATATCATGCGCCATCTCGCCAAAAGCTATAAGCTGCGGGTTGTTTGAGTCCATCTTGAACTCAGTACCCTTCGGAATAATATCCTCTCCGGGCTTATAGATGTAATCAGCAGCCTCTTCCGGTACGTCCTTACGCATATCAGCCTTGATCTCAGCCGTGATCTCCTCTCTGGAAGTCTCTTCTCGCTTGCCGAGGGTTGAGGAAAGCTCAATGTAACCTTTCCCCAAATCTTCAACACGCGCACGACCAGATGCCGCATCCCAATATTTCTCAGGAATATATTCCGGGCGTCCCGCAATCTCTTCCGTCTTTTCTTCTGCTACTTCTTCGTCAGCCATTGGCTATGTCCT